CTTCGGGTCTGGAGTATCTTTAACTCTAGTAATTTGAAAACCGAAAAGTTCTGCCATTATATTTTCCTCACAAGTTTACTTTTTATTATATATTTATTCAACTATTAAGTAGTCGTTCTTGCCTCAAAGAATAGGTATCTAAACGCCACTTCAAATGTTTCAACTGCTTCTGTTGGTTCCATATTCAAATCAATGCCACCGATAGAAGTTGGAAAACAACCTCTTAAAGTGTATGATTTAATAGTAGAGCCATTTCTGTCTAAATGGTCAATAAATGCGTCTACTTGATAATCTACTGGATTAACTAATCCTTCGTTATCAGACATATTATTGATTCCATTTTGCCATCTTTCAAAAGCGTCTCTTAATTTGAAGTTTGTATCGTTAAGTACCGTAATACTCCAAGGTTCAAAGTTTCTATCAGCTGCAAGATATACAGGTCTTCCACGGAAGTTAACCGTAGTAGTACCAATAGACATTGCAGGTATGCTTGTCGTTTGACATAAGAACGCTAGTTCTTCTGTTTCTCCACCAACTTGTGCATAACCAGGGAAAGGCATTGTTACCTTAAATTGGTTTGCTCTAGCTCCACCGCCAGCAAGTTTAGTTTTGAAGTCATTAATGTTTGCCATTTTTTATTTCTCCTCTTTACTAACCTGCGACTTCTGAAAAAGCCACACCAGTTCTGGTTGCGACAAAAGATAATGTGATAAAGTTGATACTTCTTGCTGGTTTAATGTAAATCTCAGCAATAAACTCGTTTCTATCAATTACTTCGCCTGTGTTATTTGTTTCATCACATACTACTAAAAAGTCTGTGATACCTCGTCTACCTTGTACTTCTCTTAAAAAAGGTTCTGTTAGGTTTCTAAAGTTAGCTCTTGTAAACTCATCATTGAATTCAAAGAGTTGAAATTTAGAAGCTGTAGCAATTGCCTTTTCTAAAACAATGAACAATCTTCGTACATTTATTCTATCAAATGCAGATGGTGTTGTTAGTCCAGTCTTATCACCAAACAAGATAATACCTTGACCAGGGAAAGAAACAACTGGGTTTACTCTCGCTCTGTAAAGTTCGTCTCGTTGAGTTTTGTTTGGACTATAAGCAAGTTTAACTGCACCTCTAACAATACCTCTGTTTAATCCAGCAGGACTAAACCAAGCGTCATTAGTTAAATCAGTTCTTGCTGACAAACCAGCCATATCTCCGTTTAACGGTACATATCTATATACATCAGAATATCTGTCATACATATATTTGTAACCACTATCAAAGATTACATAACTAGATGATTGTACTGCATTGAAGAACGCAAGTACATTATTAGTTTGAGTTATAGCAGAAGCAATATTAACTACATCACTTCTTTGTGGACTAGCAAATACTATACAATCTTTTCTTGTTTCAGCGATTGTAATTAAATCACCAATCAAGTTCAGACTTGCTGGACCAGCCATTATCAAACCAACATCAACGGTTTCTGAATCTTGGAACAATTCAAATGCAGACTTTCTAGCACCGTCAGTCACACTTCCATCAGCACCGTTTCCGAATGTTAATGCAATAGGTCCTGATACAGCAGTGAAAGCAGTATTTGCTTTTGCGTTACCCCAATTAGTTCCGTTTGAGTTATGGTCTCCCCAAAAGATGAAAGATGATTTCTTGTAAATAACTTCTGGATAGAAATTATTAGAACCACCAGCGTCTTTTGCGTCTTTAGCTTTTGATACTTTTTCGTATACTTCTAGTACTTCGCCTTTAGTTCCTGATATAGAACCGTCAGCGTCTATAACGACAACATGAATTTCATCATCACTACCACCGGCAGCTAATACATCTGGAGATGTTCCAGGTGCACCACTTACAAAATCGTAATGTGACCATCTTCGTCTAACATTAGCGCCATCTAAGATAACTCTAGTTAAACCACCTGAACCAACTTTTTTCTTAATTGTAATGTCGTTAGTTGATACGGCTGTTACCTCGTATTCAATTCCGTCATCATAATCGTTAGTAGCGGCTGATGTTGAAAATGCAACAATGTCACCAACATTAATGTTAGTTCCACTTGTCATTGTTATAGTTGTGTCGCCAATTGATACTGCACTATCGTTTACGGTTGTAACCGCATCCTGTGAGTATGCAGTAGCAGAAGGACATACAGAAACAGATAAACTATTTCCATAAGCGCCAGCTGTTCTTGCGACAAACTCCCTACCAGAAATACCAGTGTAAGCACCATCTGCTAAGTATGTTGAGTTATATTGGTCAGTATTTTTGACCAATACTGCTGAACCACCGTTGGTTACAGCGTTTAAAATTCCAGGGTTTTCAGTTCGTACTAGCTTCAGAGCATTGGAATACTGAAGGAAAGATGAAGCAGTAAAATACTCTTCAAAGTTCGTTGCAGTAGGTTTTCCAAAGATACTAACTAATTCATGTTCAGAAGAGATAAGCGTTACCTCTCCAACTGGACCTCTACTAGAATTTAGAGCATATGCTCCAATACTATTAGATACAGCAGGAATTATATTAGTTAAATCCTTTTATTGTACGAGAACGCCTGGTTATACTTGAAATGCCATTAGGTTTTCTCCTCTATTTTATTGTTTGTATTTTTATAAAAATACATAATGTTTTCCTTTGTCAAAAT